ACAGCGTAGAATGGCTTGGTTTGCACTAGGTGGAATGCTACTATATCCATTTGCAGTTGTACTAGCAGTGTTCCTAGCATTGGATCAAGCAGCAGATGTGCTTGGATCAATGGCTGCTACATACTTTGTTTCGGTTGCTGCTATTGTTGCTGCATTCTTTGGTGGACAAGCATACACTCAATCAAGTTCAGCAAAAAAACGGTAAGCACTAACTAAGTAATAGTATGGACTATTACAAAATACTTGGTGTATCAAATAAAGCATCGCCGGAAGAAATTAAATCAGCATACAAAAAACTGGCGATGCAACATCACCCTGATCGCGGTGGTGATACTAATAAATTTAGTCAAATAAATGCTGCGTATGATACGTTAAAAGATAATAACAAACGTAACATATACGACAATCAGCAAAATGCACCAAAATCTAATTTTAATTTTAGAACAAATAATATGCATAACTTTTTTACTGAAGGTATGCGTAGGCGACAAAGAAACAATGACATTGTGCTTAGAGTAACGATAGAATTAGCCGATGTTATTACAGGAAAAGATTTACTTACTTCATATAAACTTACAAATGGTTTAGAACAAGCTGCAAATATAAAAATTCCTCCAGGATTAGAGACAGGCGATACCATAAGATTTCCTGGTTTAGGAGACAATTTAAATCCTAGTTTACAAAGAGGAGACTTGTATATTAAAGTAAAAGTTTTACCACATAAAAAGTTTATTAGAGAAAATAATCACTTGAAATTTTCGCTAAAGTGTAGTATATTTGAATTAATGTTAGGAAAAGAAGTAGAGATCGAAGGAGTATTAGGCAATCGTATTAAACTTAAAATACCACCAGGTACTAATCCAGGACAAGTTTTAAGTTTGCCTGGTTATGGATTGCCCTTAGCAAACCAAAACAAAATAGGTAATTTGTATGTTACAATACAAGGAACCACTCCTAAAATAGATGATCCTAAAATATTAAAAAAGGTACAATTATTAAATGATGAAATTAATTTACGCTCCTAACCACATGTTAGAAACGCAAGTTGAAAAATTTGATTTTGAAAACTTGAATCCTTACGCCATTGCAGAAGAAATGGTAGAAGTAATGGAAAAACATAAAGGATTAGGATTAGCAGCCAACCAAGTTGGTTTAAATGCACAGGTTTTTGTAATGAAACCACAGCTAAACATGATGAAACCTTTTGCATTGTTTAATCCTGTTATTAGAGGATTAAGCAAAGAAATCGAAGCAGGCGAAGAAAGCTGTTTAAGTTATCCTGATTTGGTTTTAAAAATACGCAGACCAAAAAGTGTAATGATAGAGTACACAAATGCTGAACAACAACAAAAACAACTGAAATTGGATGACATAGATGCTAGAATTTTCTTGCATGAATATGATCATTTATATGGTATTAATTTTGTAGACAGAGTAAGCAAATTAAAAATAGATATGGCTAAGAAAAAAGCAAAAAAGAGGAATAAAATTTATGGTAGAACCTAGTTCAACTTTACAAGTTGTATTTGATAAAGCAATTGCAGATGCAAGAAAACTAAATCACGAATATGTTACATTAGAACATCTTTTGTATGCTATGCTCTGTGAAGAAAATTTTGAAAATATTTTAACAGGCTTTGGATCTGATGTTGTTGGTATGAAAAAAGCAATTGAACATTTTTTGAAAACAAAACTAGATGATATCAAAGTTGCAGACGATGTAAAAAAATACAAGCCTAAAAAAACAAGTACGGTTGAAAGAGTTTTAAATAGAGCATTTACACAAGTATTGTTTAGTGGTAGAAATAACATCGAGGTTGTTGATGTATTCATTAGTATTTTGAGTGAAAAGAAAACTTGGGCATGTTTTATTGCCACAGATAACGGTATTACTAAAGAAAAGTTTTCACAATATCTAAGTGCAGAAGGTGATTTAGAAAGCACATACGGTGATAATGAAGAAAACACCGGTATTGCAAATAAAGCATTGAAAGAATTTACAACTGACTTAAACGAAGAAGTAAAGTCAGGCAAAATTGATCCAGTTATTGGACGTAGTGAAGAAATTGAACAGGTTGCTCTTGCACTAGGACGTAGAACAAAATCAAATGTTCTTATGGTAGGTGATCCTGGTGTTGGTAAAACTGCTATTGCTGAAGGTTTGGCATTTAAAATTGTTAATAATGATGTGCCTGATTTCTTAAAAGAGTACCATGTTTATAATCTAGACATTGGTGCAATGCTTGCTGGTTCAAAATACCGCGGCGACTTCGAAGAACGCTTTAAATTAGTATTAGCAGCATTAAAGAAAAAAGGCAAAACCATTATGTTCATCGATGAAGCGCACATGATCAGTGGTGCTGGAGCAGCAGGAGGTAATAGTGCCAATGACATGGCAAATATGCTTAAACCTGCACTAGCAAAAGGCAACATAAAAGTGATTGCAAGTACAACTTGGGAAGAATACCGCAAGTATTTTGAAAAAGATCGTGCGCTAATGCGCAGATTCCAACGTGTTGGTATTGACGAACCTAATAGAGAAAACACTATTAAGATTCTTGAAGGTTTAAAAAAGTATTACGAAGAATATCACGGAACAGAAATTACAAGTGAAGCAATTGAATCAGCAGTTGATTTAAGTATCAAGTACCAAACTGATAAAAAACTGCCTGATAAAGCAATTGACTTAATTGATGTTGCATGTTCAAGATTTAAAGTTCGTAATCAAACTGAAAATAAAATTGTAAACAAAGATAGTATTCAGTTTGAACTAGCAAAAATGATTAAATTGCCTGAAGAGCAAGTTAAAGAACGTGAAAGCGATAATCTAGTAAACTTGCCTAAAAACTTAAAAGCGAAAGTTTACGGACAAGACGATGCAATTGACACTATTGTAGATAAAATCTTAGTTGCACAAGCAGGGTTGAAAGACGAGAACAAACCTATCGGTAGTTATGTGTTTATGGGGCCAACAGGCGTTGGTAAAACAGAACTAAGTAAACAACTTGCAGAAAATCTTGGAGTTAAACTTGTAAGATTTGATATGAGTGAATATCAAGAAAAACACAGCGTAAGCAAATTAATCGGTTCTCCTCCAGGTTATGTAGGACATGAAGAAACAGATGGCTTGCTAATTGAAAAATTACAAGAAAATCCTAATTGTGTTCTTTTGTTAGACGAAATTGAAAAAGCTCATCCTGATGTAAGTAGTATTTTGCTACAAATTATGGATAATGGCAAAATTACAGGTAGTCATGGTAAAGAGGCAGATGCACGTAATTGTATCCTTATTTTAACCACTAACTTAGGTGCTAAAGAATCAGAAAAAAATGCAATAGGATTCAACGATAGCTTTGAAGTCGATTACGAAGATAAAGAATTAAAAAAGTATTTTGCTCCAGAGTTTAGAAACAGATTAGACGGAGTAGTAACATTTGGCAAGTTGAGTAAGCCTGTTATGTTTAAAATTGTAGGTAAGTTTTTAGTTGAATTGAAAGAAAAAACAAAACAGAAAAACATAGATATTACAATTACAGACGAAGGTTTGGATTATCTTGTAGATAAAGGTTTTGATCCTAAAATGGGTGCAAGACCATTGCAGCGTGTTATAGACAACGACATTAAGAAACCGTTAAGTAAACTTATGTTATTTGGTGATTTAAAAAACGGTGGCAAAGTGCAAGTCGATGTTAAAGATGACGCTATAGTGTTGGAAGTTCTTAACGATGTCGTTGAAACTGCGTGAAACTACCAAGTTACATTATAACAAGTATTTTTATAAAGTAGTGTTTTATAATCAAATGACGCACTACTTTAGAACAGAAATGCAAAAGAATGGTAAACTTACTTGGCTAAAAGAAACACTTGATCAAATAAACCAAAATTACAAATATGGTCAAACATATGTAGAAGCACCAAACAGATGGGTAGACAAAATCAATATACAACATTACTTTGATGCTATTGATCTGTATAGACTATTAATGAAAAATGAAGATTATAAAGTACGTTGTGAACGTAACTTTCTTCATATCTATACTAATGACAGAGATTTTTGCAAAGATTTAATTAATAAAACAAAAAATGCTATAGAGTTTTGGGAACCTAACATAGAAAACATTTCATTACTTACATCTCAAGAAAACATTGTTATTGTTAATAAACAACCCAAGTACAAATACAAATTGTATTTAGGAAAAAATAAAGGCATACCTGCACTAGCATCTTGGATTAACAAAAATCCTGAACTAGGACGTATGGGAGAAATTGCAAAAGAAGGATGTTTAAATCAAGGATGGGTTAAAGGTTTTTACTTTTTTGTAAAAGACGAAAAAGCCATGCTTATAGCCCAAATGATGGTTGGTGACAACATTACAAGAGTCGAGAAACTTGTCTATAATAATACTTAGATAAATACAATATGGCAAGCAGTAGTGAAATAATAATTAGTGATCAAACACATCCTGGGGATAGTAGCACAGAAACTATTACAGGTGACAAATACAAAGGCGACGGATACTATAGTAGATCCGACGGACTTCATAGTGTTCAATATAGTGTAAATGGATTTATAGGTAATATTGTTATGCAAGCAACATTAGCTACAAATCCTGGTGCAGATGATTGGTTTACATTATCTGACACAGAACACGAAAGCACAGCAACTGAAACTGATAATAGTGACGGTAGTTTTATTAAAAATTTTACTGGCAACTATGTCTGGGTTAGAGCATATGTTAGTGCATGGACAGACGGAACCGTTTCGAGTGTGACATTAAATCATTAAGGAGTTGATATGAGTAATTTTGTAACAATTATTTTTGACAAAAAAGAAACAATTGACCCTTATGATATTTTAGAATCAGTAAACAACTACTCGCCAATTTTAACAGAAAATGAATTTGAAGCAAGTATGTACGAATTAGACGAAAACGTATGTATTGAAATTGCTATAAACGAAATTACAGAAAACACTGCTCAGGACATTGCTATGAAAATATTTGATTTAGGATTTGAAAACTTTGATTTAGAACTTACCGAAAGTGTATTAACTGAACGTACTCTACGCAGAGGAGACAAAGGAGAAGATGTTAAGGTTCTACAACAACAATTGTTAGACTTAGGCTTTGACCCTAATGGAGTTGACGGTATTTTTGGACCAGGCACAGAACGTGCGTTAAAAGCCTTTCAACAACGTGCAGGAATAACGGTAGATGGACTAGCTGGCGGGCAAACACAAGCTGCTATTAGTGCAGAAGCTGCTCCAAGAAATGCAGGTAAAGAACGTAAAGGCGGTGAATGGGAAAATGTAGAAGGTACACCAGGTAATCCTAAGAAAGTAAGCAGATTAAGAGTAGGACGCTTAAGAGATTATGTTTTTGATTATACTCCTGAAAATTGGAAAAGATTACGTAGAACTCATGAAGCAGTTACTATAAGTGATTTTGGAAATAGAAACAATCCGGTTATATTAATGCCACGATTACCGATGAATGTACAACCTCCTACTAATCCAGATGGTCCTTTGTATACAAATCAAGGTATTAGATTAGATACTCCTGCACCAACAGCAGATGACGATTTTGTAGGAATAGCACAAAGAGCAATTGATAATGCAGATGATCCACTTGTGTCAACTGGTACAGGTCAAGTAACAATGGATCCAGAAACAGGCGAAGTTATACCATATGGACAAGAGCCTGGCCCAAACAGCAGACCTTTTTGGCCTACAAACTATGACGGAAACGACCTTATTACAATTGGAGGCGAACAAGCAAGAGCTATAGCGGCAAAAATTAGAGAAGCATATGATAATGCAAATTACATAGAAATGTGGCGTTTAATACATCATTACACCAGATTTTACGCTGCATTTACCGCAATGCCAGATACTTATAGGGCGATTAGAACGGGCGCTGAACGTCAAATTAGTAGTATGACTGCTGATCAAAAGCGTGAGTATGGTGTATCTCCATTAGCCACCACACTTAATGATTTATTACCACCCACAGGAGAGTCAACAATGAAAATAGATGATGTAGTTCATGAAGAAACATATGATGGAGATGAATTCCATGAAGCGTATGGCGAACTATGGTATAACGAAGATGAAGAACTTGATGAAGCAGAATACCAAGGACGTAAAGTTAAACTAGGCAAGCCAATGCGTGGCGATGTCAAAAAGTTTAAAGTATATGTGAAGAATCCTAAAGGTAATGTAGTTAAAGTTAATTTTGGTGATCCTAATATGAAGATTAAAAAATCAAACCCTGCAAGACGCAGAAGTTTCCGTGCTAGACACAACTGCGATAATCCTGGACCAAGACATAAGGCACGTTATTGGAGTTGTAGAAAATGGTAAAAATCAATGAATTTCACGATTTGCAAATAGATAAAGACAAGCCATTGTTTGCACCATTACCTTTTAATGTTGCAGAAGACTTGATGATATATATGCGCAATGATCCAATGTTTTATAGAAAAAAGTATTGGCCAGTAGTTGACCATATTGTAGCAAATAGAGAATCTAAAGAAGCTATTAATAGAAAACGTATTGAAAAACTTATAACTGATGGATTAGTAAGTTATTGTAATCAATACAAAATTCCTAATGATCCGAGAACATTATTAGATGCAAACGACAAATACGAAATGATTGCAAAAATAATTGAGGAAGAATTAGAAGAATGAGATATCAAGACTTTCGCATTGTAGAAGCAAAACAACTAGGTCGAGCATTTAATCATTTAGAAGACCTAGTTTTTTTCTATGGCAGCGAAGGTACATTAGAAGCTCTTGAGCATTTAAGAGATATAGCATCAGAAGCAGGTGCTCAAAGTATTCGCATGAAATGGGATGGTAACCCACAAATATACTGGGGTAGAGCTGAAAAAGGTGGTCCACTTGTACTAGCAGGACACAATGCTTGGGCAAAAGGTGTGGCTGCAACAAGTCAAGAAGAAGTAGCCGATTTTATTATAAACAAATCAGGAAATCCTCGCACTCCTGAAGAAATAGAAGCACGTAAAGAATTTGGTAATAAATTTGCTAGTTTGTATGATGATTTTGATCGTGCAACACCTAATGACTTTGTTGGTTATGTATATGCAGACGGATTATTTTTAGATCCTCCACAACAAGAAAACGGTGTATACACATTTTGTCCAAACCCTAAGTCGCAAACTTGCTATCATGTAAGAAGTGATAGCGATTTAGGTAAAAAAATATCTCAAGCAAAAATTATGGTAGTAGGACATGCTTACTTCCCAGAGTTTGGCATGCCTGATGCACAGCAAGAACCTATGCAAGATTTTAGTGCATTTGATAATAATCCTGATGTTATTGTACTAGGACCTATATACAATCAAAAACCAGTTGATGTCAACACAGGTGCAATTGAAAAAGTAGAAACTTTTGTAAAAAACAACGGTAGAGTAATTGATTCATTTTTACAAAGTGTTGCAGGACTAGGTGACTTAAAAAACATAATTTATACCTATGTAAATCAAACGGCAAAAGCAAAACAACTCGACCAACTAGGAGAACAACACTTCTTTAATTGGTTAAAAAATAGTAAAGTTAGTGCAAATAAACAAAATAAAATTGCAGAACTTAATAATACAAACAAAGGTGCTTTGAAATCAATATTTTCTTTAGTAACAATGATTCAAAGAATGAAAGACGATGTTATTGATCAAATTGAAGGTGAGCAAGGAGATATTTGGGATACCAATG